AAATAAATATACTTCTACACTTTAACCCTTATTTAACATTTGTTAAGTATATATAAGTGAGAACTCGTCATTTCCAGAAGTACTTGGAACTAATGTATATGGAATTTCTAAACTAGCGATACCATCAATATCGCCATAATTTACATCACCAATATCAACCTTTGTAGAAGTAAACTGTGCAATATTTCCAGCAACAGTTCCATGAGTAAACTGTAGATTACCAAGACTATTATCAACTAATGCTGCGGCAAAAAAGTCTTTTTGCGATATAGTTGGTGCTTGAATTGTTACTGATCCACTTGCTTGTCTATCTGTCAGTAACACTTGTTTTGTACCTCCAACAAGCTCCTGATAGATAAGCTCATTACCTAAATCAAAACTTATTGATTGTAAAGCACCTGCAAATGACAATAGTTGGAAGCTTGATGTATTTCCATTTTTGAAAATTAAAGGATCAGCCTGATTTCCATATGTAACTGTTGGCAAAGCAGCATCGCTAGGAGCTACATATATGCCTTGCATTGAAAAATTCAATACTGGAATTTGACCCACCTCGGCTGATAACTCTACAGTACCTCTTGCCCCAGTTACTTTGTGCCTTACTCCGTCTATGTTGTAGTGAATAGAAACGCTTGAGAAAGAACTTGATACTGGTGCGTATGTTACTGATGTATTTGCAACAATAGTTTCTGATAAGCCACAAGCCTTAAGGGCATCTCCGTACCTAGGCGCAGTTCCGGCTGTGCCTGATCCGCTTAACTCGACCGCAAATGTACATTCAACTCTTGTGTTTGCGAGTAATTGTTCTGAAGCTCCAAGATATGGTCTTATAAGTTCTCTGCTTACTACATCACTAGATTGTGGTGTAATCGTAAGATCTCTTACAAGAACAGCATCAGCAGCCTGCATACCAGGGTCTGTGCCGTAGCTACTTTCGGCCTCGATTAGAATTACTCTTTTTCTTGTCAGCAATACCATCAGTTTTTACCTCAATTGGTGTCTCAGGATCAGTTGTTTGTTGGATTAGTGAAACTTTTCCTGTCTCAGGATCAAGAAGATAAGTTCCACCTTTACCTTGGTTTTCATTACTCATAATAATCGGTCAGGGTTGTTAGGGTTCATGTTACATGAAAATTATGTAGTCAAACTGTTATATGCTGTTCGATATTCAATATCAAACTCACATGATATAACACCTGCCGCCTCATCAGCTTCAACTATTTCAAAGCTTGTTGTTGATGGTTTAACATCAGTTACTATGCCACCTAGTGATGGATCATTTAGGATTTTTGTATGCAAACTTTCAATCGTAGGATCTGCAACTTGATCAGGTATAGAACCTCTCACTACTACTGATATTCTTATTTTTAACTCCCATGTTATTTTATCGTTAAAACTTTGACTGTCTTGTGGGGTATCACTTATTGGTTCAATAATTATTGCTGGTGTTTCTGCTCTTGTAAATGCTTCCACTCTAGATCTATATATTCTTGTACCTACTCCAGTTGTACCAGATAGATTTGTTTTTATTTTTGCTAAAACTTGCTCTCTTTTAGTTGTCATATTACTTTTTTGTTAAAGAAATTTTAGATAATGTACCATCATCAATTTTCCTAATATTTCTTACTTTATAAGTTGTATTATCTACATCTAATTCAGTTTCAAAATCAAGACTACCTAAATCACTTGTTTTAATAGTTAATTCATAATCAGTTGTCATTACAATTCCATCAGCCACAAGTTCGTCAGGCTGTTCTAATATTCCTTTATATATGACACCTTTATATTCAACATTATTAGAAAAATCAACAAAAAAAGTGTCTAAATCTTCGGTAAATGCCATAATAAAAAGCCCCATTTAAGGGGCTATATTTTTAACCGTATTTTTTAGCTGCTATAAGTGAGACTCCATATACAAAAACAGGTGATGAGCCACCTACAGTTTGTACAATTTTTATGAATCTTTTACACTCGTCTTTATTCACTTCAAGTGTTTGAAGTGAGGCAGAAGTTGTAACTTCAGTAAAAGCCGCTCCAGACAAGTCACCATAAGTACCACCTGATGTATCAGAATCTTGTACTTTAATATTTAAAGTTGGTGATGATCCTGTACCAGCAGCACAGTTAAGTACTAGAAGCACATCTCCATCAAACTCTTTTAAATCTATAGCGCTTGATGTAGCTGTAGCAGTTACAGAAGCAGAAGCTACTGCTGCTGTAATATCTAGCTTTTCTAAGTTTTGTTGAATAATTGCCACTTTAAGTTTCCTCTTTTTTAGGGATAGGTTTTTTCTTTGCTTTTGGTTTTGGCTTCTCTACATATTCGATAGCCTTACCACTAAGAATTAGCATACGAGCAACATTTTCTTCTACGTCAATAGAAGTGCCGACACTCGTAGGAGTGCCAGCAATCATTGTTGATCTTATTAATTCAACTTTCATATTATGTGCCGAAGCAGAAAGCAGTTGGTTGTTTGATAGCAAAGTCAACATCTTGCAATGCAACAATCTTTACAGTTCCAGAACCAGCCTTAGTGATTGTATCTACTGTTAGATCTAAACCACTCCACATACCAATACAGAACTGACTGAAGTCACCAAATAAAGCATCGTTGTTAACAAGCTGGTTAGAAACAATAACTGGGTAGCCATTAATTTCATTGTTCTCGAAAACAAACTTACCTGTGTTAGATGCAACCTCAGTACTCTTCAATGCACCTCTTGCAGAAGCATTGATGATGTAGAACATGTTTGCTACGTCTGCGTTAGCAGCAGCAACATCTGTCTCCATAATACCAAGAGGCTGGTTAGAAGAACCAGTACCGTAAATCGCTGCGTTATCTAGCTTTGTAGCAATTACCCTGGCTATATCATCTCTAATCATTGATTCTACATCTATAGATGACTGAAGCAATAATCTTCTAGTGAATTCAACCACTCCTCCAACTGTCTTTGGAGTCATGTTGACCTGATCGAACGCCTGTTGGCTCTCAGTAGGCTCAGATCCTTCCCCAACGAAAAATCCACTAGCACTTTGGGTCATTCTAGGAATTGCAATATTTCCTGATAATCCAGTAAGCATTGTTGGATTTGCAGCCATAACAGCCATTCTTTTACGAAGAATGTCTATAAATGAACCTGACAATAATTCAGTCGGAACTAAGTTACCACCAGCAGTTGCTGTGCCTACATTTAAGTCTCTTTGTAAAACTTCGTTAGGAACTAAAATGCCATTTGCTGGCTTGTCATAACGCTTTGATGCCTCATCAGAAACTTCTCTTTCAAATGCAGCAGCTTCTTGTGCTGATCTGTCATTAGGGTTAGCTAATGCATTTAATGCTCTTAAGAAAGAAAATTTCTTAACTTCTTTCTTGTCTAAGCCGACTTCATTAGATGTCATGTCTGTAGAACGAATAGGTGTGTTGTTTACTTCTGCCTTGTTTTTCACAAGATCAAGAATTGCTGCTCTAGCCTCAACAACAGATTTGTTGCCTTTGATTAAAGTTTCAGCAATTTCTTCTGCTCCATACTCACCAAACTCACGACAAAGTGATGTTATGGATGCTGTACGAGCATTGTTTTCATCAATAGCACGTTGAACTTCGGCTTTGATGTCGATTTCAACGGATTTCTCC